GATGCGCCGCTCTCTCCAGCAAGTCCACGAACGATAACCAACCCGTACATATCAGAGCGAACCATCTTCTTCGCGTAACGGGTCATTACCCCTTTACGTGGTACGAAGTCTTCAGGTCCGAAGATAGTAGGTGTGGTTTGTAGAGGCACGTAAGGTGCGTATACGTATCCGCTTTCGAGGAATGAGTTACCCTTACGACCAACCAAGAGTACATTTCTTGGGAAGTAAGGATCGACCATAACGTCGAACTTGCGATTAAGGGCACCAACCTTAACAGCACCAATGTCGCCTTTATCAGCGTCAGCGGTGACGTTAGCGCGGAATCCAGAGGTGAACTCAAGGACGTTAGCAACTTCTGGAGAACAAACTACGAAGTTAGCACCGCCACGGAGAGTCTTTCTGTGGATTTGAGCAGAAACATCATTGATGGTCTCAATGAGAGTTTCATACCATTCGCTAACAGTACCGGTGAAGTCAGGAGCAGCAGCAGTAGCGCCCAATTCCGCACCAGTTTCGCGGTTAACGAAAAGACCGGGTGAACGAGACCAGTAGAAAGTACCAGCAGTAGCACCGTTTACAAGATCAGCGAGGATCTCGCGGTCGATTTCAAGAGCAATTTGCTCAGAAAGGATAGAAGTCAACTCAACTTCAGCATCAAGATTGTGATAAGCATTCAAGTCTTGACCAAGCTCAGGGGTCCACTTAGCTTTTAGCTTTTTGGATTGAGCGGTGATCGCGGTTGAGCTAACATCAATGTTGATCTCTGGAATGTTTTCGTTGTTCTCAAGAGGGAACAAGTCACCCACAACAGCACCGGGGATAGAAGCTCCGACGTTATCAATTTGATCCTTGATTGGATAAATAGTGTCAGCAGTAGCTAGCTGATGAACAATGTTCGCAGAAGCATTAGCAGTAGCACTACCACCTGTATCGTGATATACAAATCTGATAGCCGCAGCACTTGTTTGAGAATCAGCAGCAGCCAAACGATCAGTCAATCTGCGAATTTGAGGTGGGTTAGCCATACCTTGACCGGTAATCGCATTTGAAGCGGTAATGTTGACAAGGAATGGTGAAAGGTTGTTGAAATCTGGGTCACCTTGTGCACAGTCGAACTCATCGACATCAATATCCAAAACAATAACAGCAGTAGAGCCGTCAGTTAGAGACAAGAGGTCTGGATCGTACTGAATTCTTTTTGCGTTTGCTTCTGAAACTGCGCCGTCCAACAAGAAGACGGTAGCTTTAGCAGTTGAACCAGCAGCAATTACTGAATTGTTACTACCAGTTGGTGAAGCATAAGCATAACCAGTTTGACCATCACGACCGGGTCCGCCGAAACCGGCTTTTGAGGTCGCATTTACCAAACTGACACCATCAATGATTTCAGAACCAAGATCATCAGTACCATAGATGGATTTATTAATAGTGTTTCCAAGACGAGTTTCATTGTATTTAAAGTCAAGGAAGAAGATCAGACCAGAAGGAAGACTCATGGGCTGAACGCTAACAAGATCGTTAGCAATAAGTCCGGCGAATACACGACGAACGATTGGAAAAGCAACAGCAGCAAAACCTTCTACATCACCAGCACCAAGAGTGCTAGCTTCGCGAAGAAGTTCTTTTGCTTGGTTTTCCAAGAGACGAGCCATATTCTGCTTTGAATGCTCGCCCTCAAGGCCTTCAAGTAAACCTGTTTGTGACCACTTATACAGAAGAGCTTGTCCTTCTGCTTTCATGTCACGGTTTATGATGCCTTCGGTTAGTTTTTCTACAATAGACATGTTAAAACCTCCAATAGTGTAATGTCTTAATCAATACCAGCAAGTTTTCTCATTCGCTCTGCGAATGAAAGCTCTTTGGCTGGCTTGTTTTTACGTGGCAACGCACCTGATAATGTAGCTTTTCTCTGGATTGACTCACTAAGTGATTTTGGCTTGAACTTTCTAGTTGAGCCCACTGTAGTACGAAGAGTCTCTTGTAGATTTTTTGCTTCGTCTGGTGTGTTTGCCTTGGCGATGGCTTCAACAATCTTTTGTTTTTGTCGCTCATTCAAGGAGGCATCGCTTAAAGTTTGATTGCTATAGAGCAATTTTGCGTTTGATAGAAGAGTCTCTTCAAGAACCTCATCCATCTTATTAATAATTTGTTTAAATTCGTTTGATTGGGCTTGAGATCGAGTCAAAGACTCATCAAGCTCTTCAATCCTTTTCTGTAGAGCTTCTTTCTCTTCTTTATACTCGGTAGCTTCCATTCTGGCTAGTTCCATTTCTTGTTGGTAGCCCAATGTTGCTTCGTTGGTCTCAAATGTGCCGTTTTTGTGACTTCCGGCCACATCAACAACCAACTCTTCTTCTAAAACTTGCTCATCATCTATTTCATTTAAAATATTCATAATTTCTTGGAGGGCAAGTTCTTCTTCTTCGCCGCCAAGTTCATCCTCTGGGCCTTCGGCAGGTTCATCACCCCCTAAATCGCCAAGGTCTCCTAAGAGGTCTTCTGTGGACTGAAGACTAGCATCAGTTGGTGCTGGATCAGCAGCCGCACTTTGCTTTATCTGCTCCAAATCTATTTGGAATTCTTGAGGATCAAACTCCAACTCCATCTCAAGATCAATTTCTTGCTCTGGGCTTACATCCCCAGCAGCAAAAGCGGGATTTATAACTGATTGAGGTGCGGTGCCAGCGACAGATGCTCCGGCGGCTGCCATTTCTTCTTGTTCGGACAGCAATTCATCCTCAGAAGCTTCCGTTAAATCGGATTCTAACACTAGTTGCGTTTTCTCTTCGCCGATCAGCGAGATACCAACCTTCCCGTTATCGGATTCAGTGGTCACTCTAGCAAATTTTCCTTCAAATCTGACTATATCTCCCACATTCATTGTTCTATCGTTGCTTTCAAGCAAACTATCGACAGCAGCTTTGATTTTAGGGGCATATTTGTCAATAATTGCTTGTTCAGCATTTTTCAGGGCTGCTTCCCTAAGCGCAGCAGCATCGACAATCGCTTGTTCTAACATTGAGGACATCAAATAATTCTCCCGGTAATAATATTATCAAAGATAAATAGTGTAAACAACAAGAAAAGGACCAAATGTCAACACTGCCACTATCCAGCTTGTAGATCACCACCAACTAAGAACCATTGAGTGCCATTGCTTATAAAAGTAAATACTTCCCCGGGCATCATCGTGTCATTATCCGTATTGGTTGTTATTTTGGCTGTGGCTGCGTCTGAATCAAAAGTCACATTTTCGCCGCCTTCGTTATCAACAATTAAAAACTGCCCTTTTGTGCCAGCAGTGGCAAATCTCATTCCTGTTCTGGCGGAGCCGTTAGCATCGATTCTCTGATATGTTCTAGTGGTCGGTATGGTGGCACCAGCATCATTTCCTGTAAACGGGTGAACTAATGCCGAGCCAGCAAAAATAGTCATTTGATCATTCCCAAATGTTATAGATTCGCCTGCGGTTAGTGTACCTGAGCCACTCATTTCCATGCTGCCTGTGATCACAAGAGTATTTCCGTCAAAAGACAAGTTAGCTTCTGCGTTTAACGAATCAGCATCTCCTGCGGTTACGAGTCTATTGTTTGCTCCATTTGATAAAAAGTCAGATACATCTACTGAAAGTTGTCCTGAACTAGCATCCAAACCAGAACCAGCTACAAAGCCCACAAGATCTGCCAACTGTTCTTTTTTGGGATTGTTATCATCAGCATCAATAAAGACAATATAGTCATTCGCCCTATTTATGGCCACTTCAGGTAAAGTATGCGGATCAAATTTTATTTCTGAAATTGAAGCTGGTCCGCCGCCAAAACTAAGCCCAACACCAGCAAATGAGCCGGTTAACGCTACCTTATCTGATGTAATATGGATTGCCCCAGAAGTCTGAATAGATATCGCATTACTACTTTGGACCAAGCCAGCGCCGGCAAGAGCGGCAGCTAAATTTGAAAAAGTACATTTTGTAACTAGGTGGTCGCCGGCATCAGTAAACAGTACATGGTCTTGGACAATATTCGGGGCCTCAACTGGGGCTTGTTCTATTTTTATATTGCCTCCTACTTGAAAGGTACCAGACCCTGACATATTGCCGGTTAAAGATAAATCAGTACCATCAAACGTTAGGGTCGCCTCCCCGACTAATGCCTTTGACCCACCCGAGGTTATGACTCTATTATCAGTATCACCAGTGTAAGAGGTCACAGCAGCAGAAAAAAGATTGGCCACTGTATTAGCAGTTACTTGTCTAAGAACACTAGCATTGTCATCATATATTAAAATTTTATCGTTGGCGCCGTCTATCCCTCCGGCGGGGCTGCCCATGGTAGAAAAATTTATTTCTAATTCATTAGAGTTGTAAGTAAGCCCACCACCTGTCTTAAGTGCGGTCTGAACCCCTACCAAGTTGGCCCCGTTTCCATAGAATTGCGATCCAGAGATATTACCAGATCCAGAAATAGATGTATCTTTAAAATCCAAAACTGTTCCATTGAATGTTAAGTTTGCCTCGCCATTCAAAGCATCGGATGAGCTAAATGTTGCTATGCGGTTGTTGACGCCGTTTGCTACTGCCGACACCGCCCCGCCTCCAGTTAGCAAAGCACCATCAACATAAAAACCACTGGCTGATATATTTAAAGAAGCGCTAACGGCACCGGCAATGTTTACCACATGATCATTAGCATGCGTACCAATACTCAGCTTGTTACGAACAAACGCGCTAGAGCCCGTTAGACTGTTAAAATCTTTACTACCTGTCACCGCTTGACTAGAGTGAGTATCAACAAGGTCTTCAACAGTTCCCTTGGTTGCGCCCTGAAAGTTGACGTTCTTATTAAGAATATTGTATGACATTTATAAACCTCTGTGTTTTATTTTAAATAGTTTTATTTTTGTTATGTTATATCCCAAAAGATATTATCTCCTTGAGTCCCGGCCCCTCTGGTAAAATGAATCACAACATATGCCATTCCCTCGAACCCTTGAGCACTTCCATGATCTAAATTAAACTGCAATGTAGATATCCAGCCTGAACGATTTACTCTAAAGCTTGGACTACCAGCCCCATCTGTTACTGCGCTGTTGTTATAGGTATTAGCCGAACTTGCGCTAGAGCCATTGTAAAAAACAACCCCCTCTACTCTTCTGTGGGCATTAGCGACTCCGTTATAGTGCCCCGACAAATTTATTTCAAAACTTACGGCTCCCCAAAATTGATTATCACTAGGATTCGAACTAGTTCCGGTAACTTTAGGTTGCCACGAAATTATGTCCAACCATGAATTTGTTGTCGTTGTGCTTATTTGAATATGCCTCGTCATAGTAAAGGACCTTTCTCTTTTAGCGGAGGTTTGAAATTCTGCCGGAATTATTCTTTCTTCCCCTCTCAAATGGAGAGACCCACTTATCATAGCAGTTTGCGTTCCAGCATCAAAAGTAAAATTAGATTCAACAGTGGCCTCGTCAGAGTCTTTATAAGTTAAGACACCATTGACTGTTGAGCCGTCAAATGAAATTCCGCCGCCGCCGCCTGACTGATTAGTCCAAGATAGTTGCCCACTCCCATTTGTTTTTAGTATCTGGTTCGCACTACCATCTGAGATTGGAAAGGTAAAAGCCTCATTAAAAGTAATTGAGCCATCTGATCCGGATATCTTCATTCTTAAAGAACCGCTCGTCTCAAAGCCGATGTAGTCTTCCCCAAAATCAATTTGCGTATTTCTTTCTGTGTCATCTGCTGCTTTTAGGTCTCCGATGACTTGAGCACCTTTTGAATATTGATATGACATGTTTTATCTCCAGAATAATTAGCCTCAAAAACAAAAAAGGTCTCTCTCC